CGTGATCGGGCGCCCTCCTCTGCCAGCGCCTCTAAGTCCTGCCACGAGTAGCGACCCCAGCGCTCGGCGATTGCGTCAGCCCAGCCCGCATCAAGGCGCTGGAGAGCCTCGGGTATGGTGTAGCCGAGGCCTCGCAGCAGGCCGACGTTGCTGGTGGCCAGCGCGACGTACAGGCGCTCGCCCGTTGACATCGGATGAAAGCCGCCGAGGTTGCCGCGCAGAACTTCGTGCGCGACGGCGTCAAGGCGCTCCAGATGCTGGGCCGACGGCGCGCCGTGATACGCCAGCGCGAAATGGCCCAGGCGCGACGCGATTTCGTCAAAAGCCTCCGGGCCTACGTCGCCGCGCTCGCCGGCCAGCGCGAGGGCTTGAATACCGGCCAATTCCGCGCGGGCGCTCATGGATTCGCCGCCTTATAGGCATCGAATGCCGCGAATAGCAGCTCGTTCAGTTTCTTGCCCTCGGTAAACGCGCGCGTCCGAAACTCGCGATTGAAATCTGCGCTGACCTTAAATCCGAGGTTTTCGAGATTCTTGTCCGACGGCGGGGCGGCCGGCGCGACAGCGGCGACGGCGGGCGCCGCCTGGGCGCTCGGCCGTTTCGTGCGCACGTTGGCGCTGGTGAGCTGTGAGAATTTAGGCACGGGCCTTCTCCTTTCTGGTTACTTTACGGAATTCTGGAAAGCGCGAAATTACGAAATCGCGAAAGGCGACCATTTCGGCGGCGCCCTTCCCTGCCGGCTCGGCCTCGCTGATCGAGCGGCCGTCGATCATCGAGGCGGCATAGGCGACGCGATCGACGACGGCGACAGGCGCGACGTGGCCGTGCTCAGACAGCGCGCTGGCCGTCTGCAGGGCGATCCCGTTGGCCCCCTTCGCGGCGTTGAGCACGAAGACGTACGGGACGCCGGCGGCGGCGCACATGTCGATGGTGGCGCCGAGCGCCTCCAGATCGTGCGGCGACGGCCGCGCCGGGATCACGACCAGGTCGGCCGCGGCGATCGCGCGTCGATTGATGTCGCTGACGGACGGGGGCGTATCGACGACGGCCCAGGCATAGCCATCGCTGGCCAGCGCTGCCAGGCGCGCCGGCAGCCCCTCGGGCGTGCTGTCGGCGAATGCCGGGTATTCCTGCTCGCGCCGATCCCACCAGCCCGCGAGCGTGGCCTGGGGATCGAGATCGAGCAGGACAACGGGGCCGCGTCCCGCCTGGTGCAGGCCGACGCCGAGGTGAGCAGCCAGCGTGCTCTTGCCGCTGCCCCCTTTCCGGCTGGCCAGGACGATTGTTTTCATGCGATCGCTTTCAGTTATGGGCGCAATGATGTTAGAAATCGCGCTTTCGTACAAGCGCGAAAGCTCGATTTCGTACCTACTCGACGATTTTGGTTTCGAACGAGGCCGCGAGCTGAGCGGCGTCGGCGGACCACTGTCCCTCGGTTTCACGGGCGGCGTTGCGCAGATGGCCAGCAGCGTCCGGCCAGCGGCCCTCGATGATGGCTTTCAGCGCGAGTCTGAGGCGGAGCTCCTGCCCTTCGGGGCATGACATGAGCAGTTCGTACGTAGTCGGCATTTGGTAGACGCATCCTTGCGGGCTGTCGCGCTACGGGCTGCAGCGCATCGGCGCAAGCTTGGCGCGAATTCTGCCTTTCGATCAAGAGCGATTTAGCGAATTCGTACTTTTTCCCATCATGAAGCCTCTGGCAAGCTGGCGTCCTTTGGAAACGTGCGGAGTTACCGACATGACAGGTGGATACCGAAGCCCGCCGCCGGCGGATGGCATGACGGCGGCTGCCCCGCTGTATGAGGTGCAGGCCGGCCCCAATATCGACGGCTACCGCGTGACGGAGATCGCCACGGACAGCCGGATTGCGACCTGCTACGCGCGGGAGAACGCAGAGCTGGTGGTGGCTGCGCTGAATGCGTACGCGACCACGCCCTCACGCGCCCTGCCCCGGCATCCAGTCCAATGAAGCGCGAGGAGCGGTTCTACGCGATGCTGCCGGCCGGCCCTGGAAGAAAGAGCGGCAAGCCTTACCGCAGCACATGGCTGATGAGTCGGGAGGTCGCCGAGCAGATGGGGGGCACGGTCATCGAGTCGACCATGCAGGTCCTCATGGTCCCCGAAACAGAGGACGAGCGCGAGGCGCTTTCGCGGCGCCTGCGGGCGAGTTCGATTTTCGACGGGAAGGAGTGAGCCCGGCCCCGGGTGGTGGCCGGGCCCGCTAGCATCGATCCCTCACACTTCTTGGAGAACCTATGAACGCGCCGACAAGATGGGTCTGCGACACGTGCAATCAGTTCATCAATTCGGTAGATGACGGCTGGGTCGAATGGCTCGGTCGCACTAGCGCCCCCACCAATCGGGGCCTTCGCCTCGTCCATGACCGCGCGTCGTCTCCGCAAGGGAAACGTGGATGTCAGTACGATGGCGACGCTGAGTTCGCCAAAGATCGTTCTTTGGTGGCGGACCTGCAGTTGGATGCCTTCGTGGGCCCTGATGGCCTGACGAGGATGCTGGAGTTCGCTTCGGACGAGCGCTTTCCGCTGGAAGAGATCATCGAGATGATCAAGCGGCTTCAAACGCCGGGCTACGACCTTGCAAGGCGACATTTCCGCGCTGCCATCGCGGCGGGGGTATTCGAACCTAACTCCAAGCCCGGTTTCTACGACGTTGAGGAGATCCAGCGGGTTTTGGACTGGCAAGCCACGCAGCCGACCGATTGACCCCCGAAGAGAACTCACCCATGCGACTGATCATCGACAGCACCAGCAAGCTCGTAGAACTGAATGGCGTCCCGGCGCGGATTTGGGAAGGGCAGACCGACAGCGGAATCCCCGTGCACTGCTTCGTCACGCGCGTCGCGGTTCACAAGGACGAGGACAGCGTGCAGTTCGATCGCGAGCTGCAGCAACACGCGGCGCCGAGCGCTGATGTCGCAGCCTATCCGCTGCGCTTGCTCATCGACTGATCCCCGTCTCGCAAACGACCGGTTTCGAGACGGCAGCCGGCGATCGCGCCGCCGATGCGCCCTCCCCTCTGGCGCCGAAATCTCGAAAACCTGTCTCGATTCAAAATCTCGATTGCGCCGAGTCGAGACGGGTTTTGCGACAATCCGCGGCCATGAGCATGACGATCGGCTATGCCCGCGTGTCGACCGACGAGCAATCGCTCGCGCTGCAGATCGACGCGCTGACGGCAGCCGGCTGCGGCCGAGTCTTCAGCGATACCGCCTCGGGCCGAGCAGCGACGCGGGCGGGGCTCGCCGACGCCCTCTCGCATCTGCGCGCTGGAGACACCCTGGCGGTCTGGAAGCTCGACCGTCTCGGGCGAAGCGTGGCCGGCCTGATCGCCCTCGTTGGCGATCTGGAAAAGCGCGGCGTCGCCTTTCGCAGCCTGACGGATGGCATCGACACGTCGACGCCGGCCGGGCGGTTCTTCTTTCACGTCATGGCGTCGCTGGCTCAAATGGAGCGCGAGCTGATCGTGGAACGGACGCAAGCGGGGCTGACGGCCGCGCGTCAGCGCGGGCGGGTCGGCGGACGCAAGCGCAAGATGACGGCGGCGCGCATGGAAGCCGGCGCGCAGCTGCTGGCGGCTGGCCAGCCGGCCGGCGACGTGGCTGCAGCGCTTGGCGTATCGCGGGCGACGCTATACCGTTGGCTGCCGGCTGCGGCAGCTGTTGATGCCGACGAGTAGGGCGTAAAGCGCGAATGATCGAATTCGCGAAATCCAGAAAGGGAACCGACCGTGCAATACGAACTCGAGGACGGGATCGCCGGCGTCATGGCGCGAGTGCGCGCGGCGGCCAAGTTCGCGGCGATGGGGGGTGAGGTCGATGCCTGCGAAAGCGGATTCGCGTTGGTGGAGGCAAGTATCCGCGCGCTGCTTTCACGGCGCGACCACCCGAGTACTCCGCCGCTGTCCGGAGGCCTTCAGCTGCTTCCGTGCGCAGTCATGATGAACGACGCCAGCCCACAAAATGGCTGGCTGTTCGTCCCGCACGTCGACGGCAAGTGGGTGAGCCTCTGCAAGCTCGACGGCTTCAGCGGCAAGATCATCGAATACTGGATGGGCGAGACGGCGTCGCGCGATGCCAATCCGGCCTGAAAACCGCGGGCGCTACGGCGCCGACTGGCCCGAGTTCAGTCGGTACGTCCGCTTCGAGCGCGCCGGCGGACGCTGCGAGTGCGCGGGGGAATGCGGACGCGGTACGCATCAGGGGCGATGTCCGAACGTCCATGGCGCAGCAGCCTACGGCAGCGGCTCGCGCGTCGTCCTGACGGTCGCGCATCTGACGCATGAGCCCGAGGATCGAGAGCAGGTCCGAGCCATGTGCCAGGGCTGTCACCTGCACTATGACCGCGCGCATCATGCGCAAACGGCCTACGCGCGGCGTCGCGCTGAGGCTGCGACGCCCGATCTGTTCGAGGACGCCTAGCCGGCCGCGTTTGCGCCATCCAGGCGCGGGCTGGCCTGCGCCGTGCAGATGAACGGGCGATCCCAGCGGCCGATCTTGATCGACGTGTACCAGCCGACATCGAAATAGTCGGTGCTGCTGTCGCTGCGATTGTGGTTGCCCTTATCCATCGCGTCGTGGATAGCCAGGAACAGCCTGGTCAGCTCGGCGTCGTCGAAGGCATCGGCCAGGCTGTACGTGTTGAGGTCGAAGTACTTGCGCTCGACGGCGCTGCTGCGCGTGCCCTTCCAGCTGCCGATGATGTCGGCCGGCGCCGCGCTGATCGTCAGCGTAAGCGTCGAATGGTGATGGATGCTCAGCGAATACTTCCAGCCGGCGGGGATGATCGCCTTCAGCGCGGCGGCGACGGTGCGTTTCCTGTCTTGATCGATGTAGGCCATTTGCGTCTTCCGTTAGGGTAGGGGGCTACGTCGTGCAGCCCATGACGGAAGCTTGGCGGAAATCGCTAATTCGTCCAAGCGCGAATTCGCGAATTCGTACCTACAAGGACGCTCACATGAACAACTGGAAATGGCCAGGGCCGGCGCTGCTGTTCGAGCGCTCGGACGACAACGCTAACGGTATGGCCCTCTACCTGGCCAATCTTCATCGCTGGCTGGGGAACTTCTTACTCGGCGACAAGGCGCTCACGAACGAAGACGCCGAGTTGCTCTGGTGGGCCATCGCGAACACGCATATGGCGGCGGCCAGGTGTGGGGCCGCGACGGAGCGGCCCCTGTCCCATTAGATCGGTAGTTTGACGGGCAGCGGGCGAACGCACCAGACCGGCCATATGTAGCTGAAGGCCGTCGCGTTGGTCTGCTCGAAGACGAGCATCCCCTTTGTGGTGATGATGAAGCGATAGAAACCCGTGTATCCGCCGTATGCGTTCTTTCCGTTGACCTCGCCGCAGAGCGCGGTCGCGTGGGGATCATCGGCCGGATCGTTCTCGCTCAAGAATTCGCCGCGAAACCGCGCAGCTGGTCCGTCCCTCATCGCGTCGATGACGTTCGCGTGCATATCTCTGGCTATGCCGCGGTGATAGGCGAGCCACTCGTCCGTGTCCTTATTCGCGTGAGCGCAGACGCTGATCAAGGCGAGGGCGAGGGCGGCTGCGCGCCGAGCGGTACGGTTGGGCATGGGGGTAGGGTGGCTACGGGGGCTACGATGCGCCGCCCCTCGTCGCCAGCTTCGGCCGATTCGCGAATTCCTACATGCGCGAAATCGCGAATTCGTACTCTAAACGGCAGTCGCAGGCGCCTTCCGGCCGAAATAGCGCCATGTCGCTGCGACCGAGACAGGCATGGTCCCGGGCGGGCAGGCGCTCTGCGCGGCCCTGAGCGCTGCGAGGCGCTGAGGCTCGGTCATGCCGTTCCACCAGGCCATGCCGCGCTCGTCGTCCGCCTCGGCAGCGGCCTTCGCAGCCGCGATGTCCAGGCAGCCCGGCGTCCCGTCGGGCGTGAGGTCCACGCTGGCCCCCCATGCGCGCATACGCTGCATGATCGCCTCCAGCTGCATGTCTGTCAGCTCGATGCGCGCGGCAGCGAGGAACAGCTGCGGCAGGCTCATCTCGCGCGCCTCGGCGCCGCCGGTGTACTTGCGCCATTGCGTGTCGCTGGCCAGGAAGAACAGCTCGGCCATCTGGCGACCTGTCAGCCCGAGCCGAGCCTTCAGGTCGCGCATATCCGCCATTGAGGGGGGCTGATATGCGGCCATTGATCAGGGTCCGAAGAACAACTTGCCGATGGCGGCTGCGGCGCCGATGAAGGCTGCGCCGCCGCCGACGAAGGCCGCGATGGCGACGAGCGGCGCATACCGAGCCTCGCGCAGGAACTTCGAGCGCTCGGCTTCGAGCTTCCCGCTTTCAGCGTTGAGCTTCGTCGACTCGGCGATCAGCTTGCTGATCTGCGCGTGCAGATGCTCGATTTCGAGCGGCGGGAAGGGGGGCTGAGACATAAAAATTCATCCTTTCGGGCTACCGGGCGGCGCCCTATGCGCTGCCCATGCCATCAGTATATAGCCCGAAATGGGCTAGCGCGAGCGGCATGTGCCAAGAACTACGCGCGCGTAGGCAACGTCCGTGCGGCTGTCAAACAGGAAATTGCCACCCGATTTTTGGTGGCACTTTTTCGATTGCAGGCTGTCATCGCCCGGTCTTAAATCGCGGCTCTCGGGGCGGTCAGGATCGTTGTTGATCGGGGCCGCGCCGGGATTGTTCCTAGCTCGTTGGCTTTTACGGATCGCTCGCCCCTCGGGGCGCAGGGCCCTGCTGTCGTTCGCGACATCGGGCGCCCTTTTTTTTGCCCGCGCGAATGCAGATCACCGTCACGTCAGAGCTTCGCCAGATGGCCCGGGACATCCGATCCGTAGGGCGACAGGCCGCGTTCGCCCAGGTGGTCGCGCTGACGAGGACCGCGCAGGCGATGCGCGACGCCGAGCGGCGCGAGATTGACGACGTGTTCGATCGGCCGACGCCATTCACGAGAAACAGCGTCTACGTCAGGCCGGCCACGCTGAAGAATCCCGAGGCCGTCGTTGGGCTGAAGGACGATCTGAATTCGCCGGCGGGCAGCGTGGCCCCGTCGACGTACCTCTCGGCGCAGATCGAGGGCGGGCGGCGACGCCTGAAGCGGTTCGAGATCGCGCTGCAGAAGGCGGGCGCCATGCCGCCCTTCAGCTTCGCGGTGCCGGGCCGTTTCGCGCGCCTGGACGCCTACGGAAACATCAGCCGCGGGCAGATCATTCAGATCCTGTCGCAGCTGCGCACGGGGACGCTGGCGGGCTCGACGCGCAATCTGCCGTATCGCGACGGGACGAAGGCCGTCGACCGAAAGATCGCCGCGGCCTACCGGCGCGCCGGCGGGCAGTACTTCGCTGTGCCGTACCGCCGCGGCCGGCTGGAGGCGGGCATCTATCAGCGCCGGGATTTCGCGCTCGGCAGCGCTGCCCCGCGGGCAGTCCTGCGATTCGTCGACAACGCCTCGTATGAGGCGCGCTTCGACTTCTTCTACGTCGCCGAGCGCGCCGCCGAGGGCTATTCCGCAGCCCTGGACGCGGCCCTGGCGCAATACGCCGGCCAGGCCGGGGGGTAGGTAGCAGATGGCGCTTCTTCAGGACCTGCAGACGCGCCGCGCGGCGTACGTAGCGGCCGAGGCCGCGATCCTGCAGGGGCAGGAATACCGCATCAGCGACGGGATGATCAATCGCCTGATGCGCCGCGCTGATCTGGACGTAGTGCGATCGACGATCGCCGACCTGGACCGACAGATCGCAGCGCAGTCGATGCCGCGCCGCCGGTACCACATTCGCTGATCGGGCCAGCCCCATGAAGCTCAGCCTGATCGATCGCGCGGTGGCCGCCATAGACCCCGTCAGGGCCGCAGCAAGGATGAAGGCGAGGGCGCAGCTGCAGGTCGCGCAGCAGACCTTCAGCGCCTTCGCCGGCGATGGGATGGACCTGGAGCCCGTCGCGGGCGGCGGCTCGTCGCTGCTGCGCTGGTGGCGCCCCGGCAGTCGCGATGCCGCAGGCGATGCGCTGTATGCGCTGACGATGCAGCGCGGCCAGGTCCGCGAGCTGGTGCGGACCAACCCGATCGCAGGCGGCGCGATCGGGACGAACGTCGATCGCGTCGTGGGGACCGGCGTCGCCCTGGTGGCTCAGCCCGAGCGCTCGGTACTCGGCTGGACGGCGGAGCAGGCGCTCGCCTGGAAAAGCACCGTGCAGATGGAGTTCTCGCTCTGGGCCGACTCGACGGCCTGCGACTGGGAGGGCGAGCAGAATTTCTATGACAAGCAGGCGCTGACGCTGCGCAGCGCACTCGAGTCCGGCGACTGCTTCACGATCCTGCCGGACGGCACGCCGACGCCCTCGCAGCCTTACTCGCTGCGCCTGCAGACGATCGAGGCGGATCGCGTCGGCAATCCGAACAACGCCAGCAATACCGCGACGATCGCCGGCGGCATCGATCGCAGCGCGGCCGGCGGCGTCAAGCGGTACTTCGTCTATGACACCCACCCGGGCGCGATCTTCACGACGGAGGGCAAGGGGCGATACACGGGGACATGGATGGCCGGCATCGGGCCATCGGGCCGACGCCGCATCCTGCATCACTTCCGCCAGCTGCGGCCCGAGCAGCCGCGCGGCATCCCGTACCTCGCGCCTGTGATCGCCGCGCTGAAACAGCTCGGCCGCTACACCGAGGCCGAGATTCAGGCCGCTGTCGTCTCGGCGCTTTTCACGGTCTTTGTCGAGACGGAAAACGCCAGCGCCGCGCCCGTATTCGGCATGCAGGAGTCCGAGGTCCCCGCGGATGACGAGCTGGAGATGTCGCCCGGGACCGTGCTGTCGCTGGCCAAAGGCGAGAAGGTGTCGTTCGCCGATCCATCGCGGCCGAATACGTCCTTCGATCCCTTCGTGCAGGCCATCATTCAGCAGATCGGCGTCGGCCTGGGCGTCCCGTACGAGCTGCTGATCAAGCGATTCAACGCGAGCTATTCGGCGTCGAAGGCGGCGCTGCTCGACGCCTGGATGTGGTTCCGATCGCAGCGCTCATGGCTCGCCCGCAGCTTCTGCCAGCCGACCTATGAGACCTGGCTGGCCGAGGCCGTCATGATCGGCCGCGTCAGCGCCCCGGGCTTCTTCGCCGATCCGCTGATGCGCTGGGCATACAGCCGCGCCTCGTGGCATGGCGACTCGATGGGGTCGATCAACCCGAAGGACGAGGTCGCCGCCTACGCAGCCGCCGTCGACGCGCGGCTGATGACGCGCGAGCGCGCCGAGTGGGAAATGTTCGGCAGCGACTGGTACGAGACATTCGCGGCGAAGAAGACCGAGAACGACATGCTCGCCGCGGCCGATCTGCTGCCGGTACCGAAGGCCGGCGCCGCCGTCGCCGCGCCCGCCGCCGACGATGCCGCGCCGGCGCCCGCCCCCGAGCCGGCGCCCGCCGGCCTAGCCGAGGTCTAGACCCATGAAAGTCATCGACATCCTGACATCGCCCTGGGCGATCGAGCCGGCGAAGCTGCGCGAGATTCAGGAAATCTACGCGACGCATCTGCGCGGCGACAAGATCGACATCGAGGCGATCGAGGCGCGCCTCGGGCGCCCGCTGGCCAATGATCAGCAGGAGTATCAAATCCGGCAGGGCGGGGTGGCTGTGCTCGCCCTGCAGGGCGTCATCGTCCCGAAGGCGAATCTGTTTACGCGGATCAGCGGCGGGACATCCGCGCAGCTGTTCATGCAGCAGATCGACTCGGCCATGGCTGACTCGCGCGTCACAGGGCTCGTGATCGCATCAGACACGCCCGGCGGCAGCGTGCAGGGCCCTCCGTCCGTCGCCTCGGCGATCCTGGCGTACAGCGCCGAAAAGCCCATCGTGTCCGTGGCCGAGGGCCAGATGGCATCAGCCGGATACTGGATCAGCAGCGCCGCCGCGCAGGTCTACATCGCCGAGCTGACGGCGCAGGTCGGATCGATCGGCGTCGTCGCGACACACGACTATCAGCCGAACAACCGCTCGACGGAAATCACGGCGGGCAAGTACAAGCGGATCGCTACGTCGAATGCGCCGCTGAGCGCCGAGGGCGCGCAGTACCTGCAGCAGCAGGTCGACCAGATTTACGCAGTCTTCATCGACAGCGTCGCGCAGCATCGCGGCGTCTCGCCAGAGGACGTAGAGCAGCACATGGCCGACGGCCGTGTCTTCATCGGGCAGCAGGCAATCGATGCCGGCCTCGTGGACGGTGTCGCCACGGTGGACCAGATCGTCGAGCGCATGGCTGCCAACCCGCGGGCCTTCATGACGCGCAGCAAGGCGCGTTTCAAAGGCGCCGCGGGCAGGCGATCCGCGGCTGCCGGTGCTGCAGCAGAGGACGCAATCCCTACGGCGGTTGCCGTCGCCCCTGCACCCCCACCCACGAAAGGAAATGTCATGTCAGACCAACCGAAGGCCATGACGCGCGAGACGCTCGCGGCCGAAAACCCCGCGCTACTGGCCGAGCTGCGCGAGTCATTCCGCGCCGAGGGCGCGAAAGCCGAGCGAGAGCGCGTCGACGCCGTCCGCGCGCAGCTGCTGCCTGGCCATGAGGCGCTGATCGAGCAGCTCGCCGCGGACGGCAAGACGACAGGGCCGGAGGCGGCGATGGCCGTCAATGCGGCTGAGCGGGCGCAGCGCGCCGCTGCCATGTCTGCGCATCGAGCGGATGCCCCCAAGGCGGCAGCGTCGGCCGCAGCCAATGACGAGCGGCCCGTCAAGAGCAAGGCCGAGCAGACGGCCGAGGCGAAGGCGTACGCGGCGCAGCACAGGGTCGATTTCGTGACCGCGCTGAAGACCCTCGGCTTCGCCGCCTGACCGCCCGCCCCTGCAACTGCATCCCCGAAACATCAGGAGCTATCCCCATGCAAGCCTCAGTTTCCATTTGGGTCGGCAGCGTCACCGCCGCCGTCGCGCTCGCCGCCGCGCGCTGCGTCACGTTCGCCGGCGGCCTGCCCGCTGCCGGCGCCGCCGTCTTCGGCGTCACACGATCGGCCGGTCTGATCGGCGACCTGGTCCCCGTCGACGTGATCGGCAGCGCGCTGATCGAGTCGTCGGACGTGGTCACGGCCGGCGGGCCCGTCATGGTCGCCGCCGACGGCCGCGTGCTCGACAAGACGGGCGCAAACATCGCCGTGGGGCGCGCGCTGACCGGGGCCGCAGCCGCCGGGACGCTGTGCGAGGTCCTGCTGTTCCAGACCGCCTAACCGGCGTCGGACTAACCCCATTCCAAGGAGATCCTCGTGCCTCAACTTTCAAATTCCCAAGCGCGCGTCATCGATCCGATCCTGACAGAGGTCGCGCGCGGATACGTGAATAGCCTGCCCGTCGGGCAGCTGCTCTTTCCGCGCGTCCCCGTGTCGCAGCGCGGCGGCCGAATCATCACGTTCGGCAAAGAAGACTTCATGCTGTACAACAACCTGCAGCGGGCGCCTGGGCAGAACACCAAGCGCGTGCAATTCGGCTACGCCGGCGCCGCCTTCGCGCTGCTGGACTACAGCCTGGAGGGGCAGGTCCCGATCGAGACGCAGCAGGAGGCCGAGGCCGTCCCGGGCATCGACCTGGCGCAGCGGACGATCGTCGGCGTGCAGAACATCATGGCGAATCGCCTGGAAATCGCGCAGGCGGCGCTGGCCACCAATGCCGCGAACTATGCCGCCAGCAACAAGGTAACGCTGGCCGGTACCGCGCAATGGTCGGATACATCGGGCGTCAGCGACCCCTTCGCCGACATCGAGGCCGGCAAGGAATCCATTCGCTCGCAGACGGGCCAGTACCCGACGACGATGGTCATCGGGCCGAAAGTCTTCAGCCGCCTGAAGGTGCATCCGAAGATCGTCGGCCGGCTGCAGTACACGACGACGGCGATCGCGACGGAGGAGATCCTTGCGGCGCTATTCGACATCCCGACGGTCAAGGTCGGCAGGGCCGTCTACGCGACGGACGCGGGCGTTTTCGTCGACGCCTGGGGCAAGGATGCGGTCATGGCCTATACGCCGATTGCGTCGCTGGCCAGCCAGGGGACGCCGTCGTATGGCTACACGTACCAGCTGACGCAGATGCCGCTGGTCGAGGAGCCGTACGCCGATCGCAACGCGAAGTCCTGGCTGTACCCCGTCGACGACGCCGTGGCCCCGGTCATCGCCGGCGCTGAGTCCGGCTACGTCATCAAAGGCGCGGTCGCCTGACGGCCGCTTTGCATCGTACGTTACACAGGCGCGAAATCCGCCATTCGGAAATTCCGCCTTTCTGACATTCCCGAAAGGACGAAATCATGAAGGTCACTGCAACCATGCCGGTACGGCTGGGCACGAAGGACGGTCCGGTCGACTACGCCGAGGGCGAGTCGTTCGAGGTCGACGAGAAGACGGCGAAGTCGCTGCTGGAGAGCGGCGCGATCAAGGAGGACGCGGCGCCGGCGGCGAAGAAGACGGGGGGCAAGACGGACGTCAACGGGTAGGGCAGGGCGCGCATCATGCCGATGATCGAGGACCTGAGCCTGTACCTCGCCGACTGGGGCGAGGAGGCGACGATCGATGGCGCGCCGGCCTGGGGCATCTTCTCGGCGCCCTACAGCAGCGGGCCGCTCGGCGATGTCGGTATGTCATCGGCCGTCCCGCGCTACCTGATGCAGACGGCTGCGGTACCCGATGGCCTGCAGGCGGCGCTGACGCCCCAGGACGATGACCCGGTGCTGGAGCTCGCGATGCCGCGCGCCGGCGTCTTCCGCTTCATCGTCCGCGAGGTCCAGCCCGACGGCACCGGCATGACGACGCTGATGCTGGAGCAGGCGCCGTCTCAGGCGGCGTAGGCGAGCGATGGCGACCGACCCGACCGTCTTCGTTCGCATCGGCGCCGCAATGGCCGCGCTGCTGCAGGCTGATCCGCCGATCGCCGAGGGCCGCGTGTGGCGCGGGCGGCAATCGCCGATCGCGCAGCAGACGCCATCGGCCGTAGTCATCCGCATCGAGAAATCGGCGGGGCAGCGCGCTGACGTAGCGGACGGCCCGATCGACTGGGCGACGGATTACCAGATCGAGCTGTATGCGCGCGTCGCCTCGGGCGAGCCGCCGGAGGACACGGTCGATCCGCTGCTGCGCGAGGCCTTCGCCCGCCTGTCCGGCGCCGGCCCGGCGCTCGGCCTGGCCGTCGAGGACATCCTGCTTGATCCGCGCATCGCCTGGGACTACGCCGAGGGCTCGACGCCGCAGGTCGTGGCCACGCTCTCCGTCCGCGTCATCCATCGAACAAAGGCCAATGGCCTGGACCCCTGGACCTGATCCCTTACTCCCCATCACATCGAAGGAAATCGCCATGTCCCGCAACGTCAGAAACGCAGTCGTCCTCGCGATGCCCGAGGCGGCATACGGCAACGATCCGGGCCCGACCGGCGCGAATGCCATCCTGATCGCCAATCTCTCGGCGGTCCCGCTGAACGCGAACAACGTCGATCGAGCGCTGCTGCGCGCCTATTTCGGCGCCAGCGAGATGCTGCCCGGGACGCACTACGCCGAGGTCAGCTTCGACGTGGAAATCGTCGGCTCGGGCACTATCGGGACGGCGCCGGCCTGGGAATGCCTGCTGCTCGCCTGCGGCTTCGCCAGCACCGTCACGGCCGATCGCGTCGACTATCTGCCGCTGACGGACGCGCAGCCGTCGGCGACGATCTACCTGAACGACAGCGGGGTACTGCACGAGCTGAACGGCGCGCGCGGGACCGTCACGTTCAAGCTGAACGCCGGCGAGAAGCCGGTGATGTCGTACCACTTCCTCGGCCTGTACGTGCCGATCACGGCCGCGGCGCTGCCCGTCCCCGACTACAGCGGCTTCATGCAGCCGCAGATCCCGACGCATGGCAACACGCAGGTGCTGACGCTCGGCGCGACGCATGCCGACGCCGGCCCGCCGGCGCTGACTGGCGGGACCACCATCTCGTCTCTGGGTCTGGAAATCAACGTCGGCAACAACGTCCAGTTCACCCCGATGATCGGCGCGGAAACGGTGGACATCACCAACCGCGAGGTCACCGGAAAGGTCAAGGTCGACGCGACTGCAGCGCAGGAAGTCGCGCGCATGGCCGACGTGCTCGCCGGGACGCTGTCGAGCGTCGGGATGATCCACGGCACAGTCGCCGGCTCGCGCGTCATGCTGTATCTGCCGACGGCGCAATTTCTGAACCCGAGCAAAGAGGAGCTGAACGGGCGGCGGCTCATTGGCTATGACCTGCGCGGCGTCCCGCCGGCGACGGCCGGGGGCAACAACGAGCTGCGCGTGGTCGTGTGCTTCTGATGGCTGCCGCTGCCGTCTTCCGCCTCATCGATGCGCCGACGTACTGGTGGCCGGTCGAGTTCCGCACGCCCGCGGCCGAGCGCCCGGGCGAATTCGACGAGCACACCATCGAGGTGAAATACCGCTTCCTCGATGACGACGAGCATCGCGCGCTGATGGACGCCGTCGCCGCGGAAAGCCTGAAAGACCCGGCCTTCTGCCCGCGCGTCGTCGTCGGATTCCGCGGCATCGAGGACCCCCACGGCCACGAGCTGCTCTATTCGCCCGATGCGCTCGCGACGATCCTGCGCGTCCCGGGCCTGGCCACCGCGATCGCGCGGACGTACTTCGACAGCCGCGCGAAGGCCGCGGAAAAAAACTCATGAGCGCCGCCCTCGCATGGGCCCAGGGCGGCCCAGAGATCGATAGCGGCCCGCTCGACGATCTGCGGCTACTGGGGGCGCCCACCGCCGTCATTGACGCGCTGCAGGCCCGTTTGAGCGGCCTGGCGGCGACGATTGCATGCGAGGTCTGGCCGTCGCACTGGCACGCGCTGATGGTCTTCCTGGCGATGTCGACGCAATGGCGGGTCATCGCCGGCCTGCGATCGCTGATCTATCAGGGGCTCGATTACAGCTCGCTGCCGATCATCATCGAGGAGTACCGGGACCGCCCGTATTCGCAGCCGCTGGCGCAGCTGATGCCGCGGCTGCGGGCGCTGGAGGAATGCGCTCGCAGGGCGCTGGCGGCAGACTGACGGGGCGCAGACGGTGGCAGACAAGAGCTACACCTTCCGACTGCGCGGCGACGCCGAGCAGCTCGCCTCGTCCGTCGCTGCTGCGGCGTCGTCTGTCGACAAACTGGCCGACACCACCGAGGCCTTCGCGCGGCAGCAGGCGACGAGCGCCGCCGCCGGCGATCGCTTTGTCGCCAGCCTGCAGCGCCAGATCGACGCGGCCGGAAAAACTGGCAGCAGCCTGCTGGCGCTGAAGGCGGCGGAGCTGGGCGTCAGCGATGCCGCGACGCCGCTGATAGCGCAGATCGACGCCCTCGCGGCCGGCCAGGCGCGCGAGCAGGCCGCGGCGCAGCGCGCGGCCGATACGCAGCGCCTGCTGACGACGGTACGGACGGCCGCGGCGAATGCCGAGCGCGAGCAGTACCAGGCTCAGCAGGCCTTCCTCGCAGGCCTCGAATCCGAGGCTGCTGCGCTCGGCAAAAGCCGCGCCGAGCTGCTCGCGATGCAGGCCGCGCAGCTGGGCGTTACCGCCCAGGCGCAGCCGCTGATCGATCGCGTCACGCAGGCCGAGCGCGCCACGTCGCGGATGGGGGGCACGTCGAAGCTGACGGCGATGGAGCTGCAGCAGGTCGGCTATCAGCTGAACGACTTCGCGGTGCAGGTCTACAGCGGCGGCTCGGCGATGACAGCGCTGGTGCAGCAGGGCTCGCAGCTGTCCGGGACATTCGGCGGCGTCGGCGCTGCCGCGCGGGCGCTGGCCAGCCTGATCACGCCGGTAGTCCTCGGCCTTACCGCGCTGGCCGCCGCCGTCGTGGCCGTGGGGCTGGCCTACAAACAGGCTTACGACGAGGACGAGGCCTTTCGCAAGTCGATCGCGCTGACGGGCAATTTCGCCGGGCAGACGGCCGACAGCATGCGGACGCTGTCGCAGTCGATCGCCTCGGCCGCGGACACCACGATCGGCAAGGCGCGCGACATCGCGCAGGCGCTGGTGGCGACCGGCCAGATCGGGCCATCGGCGATCGGCGCCGTCGGCGAGGCCGTGGCCCGGACGCAGAAGCTCACCGGCGAGTCGGCGGACAAAATCGTCGGCGACTTCGCCTCGATGTCCAATGGCGTCGCCGAATGGGCCGCGACGCATAGCCGCGTCTCGCATTTCCTGACCGATGCGCAGTACGCCTACATCCGCAGCCTGGAGGCGCAGGGAAGGGCGGAGCAGGCGATGACCGTCGCGGCCGGGGCGTACAACGATGCGATGGCCAAGCGCACTGTGCAGCTGGGCTATCTGGAGCGGGCCTATCAGGGGCTGGCCAGCGCCGCCAGTAGCGCCTGGAATTCGATGCTCGGCGTCGGCCGAGACGAGACGAAGGGCGAGGAGCTGGAGCGCCTGACGGCGCATCTGGCGGCGCAGCGCGAGGCGCTGGAGTTCGACCGGACGCACGGCGCGTCGGAAAACCAGATCGCCGGGCGGCTGCGCGGCATCGCCGCGGATGAGGCAGCGATCGCGCGCGTCCGGGGCGAGATATCAGCCACCGAGACGAAGGCGAAGAACGATGCGCAGCAGGCACTAAAGACGCAGCAGGACCTGGAACATCAATCGGCGACATATCAGTCCGCGCAGCGCGCCGTCAGGCAGGTCGGCATCGACGCCGCGCTGCAGCAGGCGCAGGAGTATCACGATCGCGAGCTGAAGATCCTCGATGACAGCTACGCGCAGCAGGCCATCAATCAGCGCGGCTACATCCAGGTCGCGTATTCGCTCGACCAGCAGCTGCTGACGGCGAAGGCAGCGGCCATTCAGCAGGAGATCGAACTCGAGAAAAAGAAGCCCGTCGGCAATGAGGCCGAGGCGCTGCAGCAGCAAGCAGCGATCGCGCAGCAGCAGCTCAAGCTGGCGGCCGTTCGCAATGAGCAGCGCGAGGCTGCCGACAGGCTCGCGCGCGGCCAGTACGCGCCGGCGGCGCGCAGCGTCGTCGAGGATGCGCAGACGACATTCCGCCAGTCCGAGCTGCAGGCGCAGCTGGCCGAGGGCGAGGCCTTCTACCGTCAGCAGCATGTCGCGCAGCTGGCGGCTGCGGCCGAGCTGGTGCAGACGAACAAGGGCCTGGCGATCGATCTGATCCGCGACGATCGTCAGCGCGGCGAGGCGCAGATCGCGGCCGAGGCCGAGCGGCTGCGCAGGACACTCGAGCTAGATACGCTGAGCGAGACGGATCGCGAGCGCGTATCGAACGACCTGGCGCTCTACATCGCCAATCGTCAGGCGCAGCTCAATCGCGAGCTGCAGCCGGAATACCAGCGGATGCTCGATGACTGGGCCGATACGCATCGGCTCATGAAGGAGGCGCATGACGAATTCCTGACCGACTTCATCAAGGGCGGCGAGGACGCCTGGGTCGAGATGTTCAAGACGGGGAAGCTGAACATCGGCAACCTCGCAGACATCGCGATCAGCGAGGCCGCGCGCGTCCAATACCGGCAGTCGATCGCGCCGCTCGTGGCCAAGGGCGGCGAGGCAATATCCGGCTGGCTCGGCTTCGGCGGGGCCGCGTCCGGCGGGAACAGCGCGACGGCCGGCGCGGCGGCGACAGCGCAGGGGACGAATACCGCGGCGGTGGCCACCAGCACGACCGCGCTGGGGCTGATGAATTCGGCCAGTACCGCGGTAACGGGCGCGCTGACGGCGCTGACCAGCGCGGCGACATCCGCCGCGGCAGCGCTGCAGCTGGCGGCCGGCGGCGGCGGTAGCAGCGCGCTGGCCAAGGCCGGCGCGGGTTTCGACTGGGGATCGATCTTCGGCAGCAGCAGCGGCGGCAGCGGTACATCCGCGGCGCTCGATGCCGCAGCGGGCAGCTACGGGGATACCGGGCTGCTCAACGCCTTCGGCTTCGCCGGCGGCGGCTTCGCTGCAGGCCGCTCGCTGCATCGGATCAATGAGGACGGCCCCGAGGTCTTTTCGCAGGGCGGGCGCGACTACCTGATGACGGGCGCGAGGGGCGGATTCATCACGCCCAGCGGCAGCGATCGCGGGGCGCCGCAGCAGATCATCCAGAAGGTCGACGTCCACAACAACCATCCGACGGCGCAGATCAGCACGCAGCAGCGCAGCGACGGCGGCCTGATGGTGATGGTCGACGCGGTCGAGCAGCGCCTGGGCAGCCGCATCGACAACGGCGTCGGCCTGGGCCGAAACATTCGCGGCCGATACGGCGTCAGCGACGTACTGGCGCGCTGACATGGCCAGCGACATCGTCTATCCCGCTACCCTGCCGCCGCCTCTGGTCGAGGGCAACGCCTACGCCGCTGTCGCCCTGGCCGGGTCGACGCCGTACGAGGCTGGCCAGCCGCGCCGGCGCCGGCGCTATACCCGCGTCCCTCGGACAGTCAGCGTCCTCTGGCGCTGTACGCAGTCGGAATTCGACACCTGGTTCGACTGGCACGAGGACGTGCTGCAGGCGGGCAGCCTGCCCTTCGACGTGCTGCTGGCCGGCGAGGGCATCGAGGACCCGGTCTGGTGGACCGCGAACATCATCAGCCATTCATGGCAGGCGCTGCCCGGCAATCGGTACCGCATCAGCGCCTCGCTGCTGCTGCTCGACGGGCCGACGGCTGGCCAGCGCGTGGCTACGTCGCTGTACGCCAGCGTCGGCCTGTCGATGCGGCTGCGCGGGGCGCTGACGGGCAATCGGGCGACGATGCATGGCGGGCTCAGCATGGGCGCGCAGATGCGCGGCATCCTGACTGTCCCGTCATTCGCTACCGCGACAGGCCTGCGCAGCGCGATCGCCATCGGCGCATCGCTGCGCGGGACGCTGACGACGGCGGCGCCCGAGACGCGCTCGATTCAATTCGCGACGCTGGATTTCGCGTACGGCGACGCGACGCCGGCGCCGCTCATGGTCGCCCGCGCCGGCTATCGCGTCGACGCGATCGAGGTCGACATCGACGAGGCCTTCGACGGCGCCGGCGCTGCGCTGACTGTCGGGCCCGCGGCTGATCCTGGCCAGCTGATCGAGGCCGGGCTGATCGATCCCGCGACGCCGGCCAGCTATGAGCTGTCGCCGCAGGTCATCTATGCGGTCGACACGCCGCTTTTCCTGTTCATCACGCCCGGCGCCGGGGCATCCGCCGGCCGCGGCGTCGTCTTCATTCAAACCCGATAGGGGGATTCCATGGGCATCTATAGCGACCTGCTCGGCACGCTGCGATCGGCGTTCAAGATCGGCGGCACTGCCGGCGTCCTGCTCAAAAACGCGGCCGGCCATCTGCTGGTGCGCAACACGGGGGACAGCGCCGACGCGAATGTCACCGCGGCGAAGGTCAGCGTTTCGGGCGACGTGATCGAGATCAACAGCGACGCCGCCGCCGCCGGCGCCGATTGGAAATACACGCTGCAGCGCCCGGCGGCGGGCATGGCCGGGGCGCTGACGATTACGCTGCCGCCAAACGCCGGCACGGCGGGCTTTGCAGTCGTCACCGATGGCGCAGGCAACTGGACCTATGCATCGGTCGGGTCGACCGCGTCATCCGACAAGATCGATACGACATCGCTGGCCTTCGGGACCGCCTCGCCGCTGGCGCTGTTTTCGACCGGCGCCGCCGATGTGGTTTTCGAGGTCGAGGTCATCATCGACACAGCGTTCAACGGCGCCCCGAGTCTGAGCATCGGCATCGCCGGCTCGACCAGCAAATACATGAGCGCGACAGACATCGATCTGACGGCCGCGGCGGGCACGGTTTTTACCGTGCATCCGGGCCTACCTGCCGCCGGCGTCGAGGCGCTGATCGCGACCTATGCGGCGGGCGCCGCGTCGGCTGGCGCGGCGCGCATCCTCGTGCATTTCGCGACGCCGCAATAAGGGGCGTCCAGTGGGCTATTACGCCGACATCCTCGGCACACTGCGGCCCTCGTTCAAGGTGCAGGCGGTCGCTGCGTCCGGGCTGATCACGAGCACGTCCCCCGAGGTGCTGCGCCTCGCGAGCGTTGCCGGGTTCCTGAGCGGCTACAACGCCGCGCAGACGGTGCGCACTGGCTACCTGCAGTTCAACAGCGGGGGCAACGTGCTGCTGCGCGCCGAGCAGACGAACAATCTGCTGCTGCAGACCGTGGGCGGCTCGCTCTCGATCGACACGGGCGGCGATGCCGCCTTCGCCGGGGGCAAGCTCGGTATCGGCAAGACGCTCGGCTCGCTGACGGACGTGCTCGATGTGGTGTCCGCAGGCCGCGCCTACCTGGTGCTCACTGGCGGCGGTGTCGGCACGACGAGCGGCATCAACATGACGGCGACCGCGGGCCCGGCGGGCTTCTCGATCGACATCGGTGCGGGCTCGACGAACAACTTTCGCATTCAGGACACGATCAACGGCGCCGAGCGCTTTCGCATCGACAACGCCGGCAATGTCGGCATCAACTCGGCTACCCCGCAGGCCTACGGCGCGAGCTACATGACTCTCGAAGTCAAGGGCGGCACGACATCAACGGGCGGCGTCATTCAGAGCGTCAGCTCAGACTCCAGTGTCAAGGTCAGACTCTTCGTCGACAGCGGACTGGGCGTCGTGGGCACCAGCACAGCCAATGCCCTGCTGGTGCAGACCAATGGGGTCGAACGAGCGCGGTTCGATACGAGCGGCCAGCTCGGCATCGGTGTGACGCCGAGCTTCACGCTCGACGTGCAGGCCGCCTCGGCGAAGATCGTCGCAACGTCCACGACAGGCACCAACGTCGCCTATCTGCGCGCCACGAATACGGGCGGCAGCTTCTACCTCGGAATGGACAGTTCCATAGGCTCCATCACCGGCTCGGCCTATGCCGCGATGGTGTGGGAACTCGGCGGGACTGCCCCGATGGTATTCGGTCTCGGCAGCGGCGAGCGCATGCGCATCGACCCGGCCGGCAATGTCGGCATCGGCAACACGCCGCAGTCTTGGAACGCGAGCTTTGATGCGCTCGAAGTCGGGCCGAGCGGCGGTGCGGCGCTCATGGCCGGGGTGAACAACAGCTTCCTGCTGACGAACACCTACTACAACGCCGCCGGCTCCTGGGTGCGGACGACGGCGAACCCAGTGGCGATCTACGAGCAGACGGGCGGCGCGCACATCTGGTTCGGCGACGTTACCGGCACCGCAGCCAGCACGTACACGCCGACCGAGCGCATGCGACTCGACGCGGCTGGCAGAGTTGGCATCGGTATGGCGCCCAGCGGCCTGTTCGATGTCGCAGGCACCGTGCGCGCCCTGGGCGCCAGTACGGCGACGACGGGCAGCTCTGTCGAGCTGGAATTCACCGGGGCGACGGGCTACCTGACGGCGTACAACCGCACGGGCGCGGCCTGGTTGCCGCTGATCGTGCGCGGTTCGACTCTCGCCTTTCAGATCGCCGGCACCGCGGCTTTGTCGATCGATGCAAGCAGGAACGTCGGCATCGGCGTGGTGCCACAGGCTTGGAACACTGCCTACAAGGCACTCGAAATCGGCGCCAGCGGTGGCGGCGCGCTGTGGGCCGCACCGGGCAATACCGTGCTGTCGACGAACACCTACTACAACGCCACGCCCTCGTGGGCGCGCACGTTGACTGGCGTCACGATGGCCTACCAGCAAACGGGTGGGGTGCACGCTTGGCTGTCCGATGCGACCGGCGCGGCTGGAGCGTACACGCCCACCGAGCGCATGCGCCTCGACGCGAGCGGCAATCTCGGCATCGGCACAGTGCCCGGCGGCTCGGCGAAACTCGAAGTCGTACTTGCTACGGCGATTCACGCGCTGCTGCGCTCGACGACAGCCTCCGGCTACACGTCCCTGCGTCTCTACAACGACCAGAACAGTGCCACGCGGTCGCTGGAAATCGACTACACCGGCTCGACTTACAGCGGTGGCGAAATGGCGATCCTCGCCACGACCGGCGCCTTCCCGCTGACGTTCGCCACGAACAATGTGGAGCGCATGCGCGTCGACTCGGCCGGGAACGTCGGCATCGGCAACACGCCGCGAGCCTGGAACTCGGCCTACAAGGCACTCGAAATCGGCGCCAGCGGCGGCGGCACGCTGTGGGGGGCTTCGGCCGACTTCTACATCAGCTCCAACTCGTACTACAGCAGCACGCCGGCCTGGACGCGCATCAACACTGCCGCCACCTCCAGCTATCGGCAAAACGCCGGCACTCATAGCTGGTTCACCGATGCGAGCGGCACGGCGGGAACAACCTTCACGCCGACCCAGCGCATGAGCATCTCGGCGGCCGGTGCTGTCTCGATCGTGGGAGCCCTCGGCATCAACAGCAAGACGCCGGTCGCGAACGTGGCCGCGCCGCCGGCGGCGACTGTGCTCGCCGACACCATCACGCTCGTGAACGACATTCGCACCCGATTGATCAACTTCGGCATCTACACCTAATTTCAGGAGTCCCCAATGCCCGACTACCGCGAAACCACCGAGGCCGGCACCAGTCACCGCCGCTCTTTCGCCGTGCACTTCCGCAACCCCTATGCGCACCTCGAAGAGAGCGGCGTCACTTTCGAGGAAGAGGACGTGCTCGTGCTCGCCGACCGCGTGATCAACATCGTCTCGGGCAGCATCACCGCGGGATTCACACCGACCGAGACGTTCCATCTGATGGACCCCGCCACGGGTCAACCGACTGGCGTGGTCGCGAGCCACATGGATGTGTACGTGATGCTCAACAGCCTCTACATCGACCTGGCGCTCAAGCGCGACGCTGCCGCTGCCGCTGCCGCTGCACCACCCCCCGAACCCCAACCCCAACCCTGAAAGACAGCACCATGAACGAAGAACTTGCCCAAGCCACCGTCAACGCGCTCGCGCGGCAGCGCGACAACGCAATGAACGGCTGCGCGCAACTGGAGGCCCAGCTCGAACTGCTCAGCGCCGAGAACAAGGCGCTGAAGGAGCAGCTCGCCGCGCTGCAGCCGGTCGATGTCGACTCCGTCGGCCAGCCCATCAAGGTCGACGGCCAGGTGCGCGGCAATGGCCACGCCCAGGCCACGTCGTACCGACCCGCGCCTCCGCTGACGCCATAGGACGCAGCCCCATGGACGTATCCGCTGTGATCCTCTCGGCCGAGCCAGTAACGCGCGCGATCGCGGGCGTCGAGGTCGTGCCCTTCGTCAGTCAATTCCGCGATGCCGCGGGACTGCTGGACGCGCGGCTGGCCTCGCTGCGGGCTGTACGCACCAGGTGGTTTTTCTGGCTCGACGATGACGACGAGCTGCCCGAGGACTACGCCGACGTGCTGCGCGAATGCTGCGCAGTCGGGACGCCGCTGGCCTATACCGACGAGCTGGTGGCTGGGCGGGTACGCAAGTCCGAGCCGTACTCGCAGCAGGCCTTCATCCGCAATCCGCTGCTGATCCATCATCTCGCGGTCTGCGAGACGACAGCGGCGCGGCGCGCGGCGACGCTGATCCCGCGCGGGACATATGCGGTCGAGAACCTGCTGTTCTTTCAGGTCGCCAAGCAGGGCGCGACGTACGTCCCGCGCGTCGGGTACGTCTGGAATCGCGACAGTCGCGGCCTGCATCGTCATCCGAGCCTGCTGATCGGGCAGGTACAGAGCGCCAGCTGGGCGGCGAGGCATCTAGCATGACGACGGCGACGCCTGGATGGTGCGCGCTGGCCACCGATCCCACCACGGCCCCGACGCTCGGCATATCCGGCAGCGTGATCGACTCGCATGGCGCGGCCTTCTTTTTCGGCATCGTCGGCGATGTCACAGGGCCCATCGTCTGGAATCTGCAATGGACGCCGGTCGAGCCCGTCGCCGGCCCTGCGCCTTACGTCGCCGACTGGGATGGGGTCCTAGCGTACGCCGCTGGCAGCGCCGGCCCGTGGCCGACCGGCACGGCGATCCTGACCGCCAAGATGGACGGCGTCGAGATTCCTGGTTATCTGCGCCTGGTCTTCAGCGCCGGCGGCTATGGCAGCTACGGCAGCGCGGCATGGGATGCGCCGGGGCTCGGCACTGGCCCCGGCTGGAACGTGCCCATCATGGGCAGTGGGAATCCGGTACCCGGATCGACGGGGACGCTCGATCGGTACGTCGACCCGGAATTCGGCCTGGCCTACGGCGCCGGCATCGCCGGCGAAATTACCGGGGCCGTCGTGTGGTCGTCGAGCTGGACGCCGATCGACGACGGCCCGGGGCCATCGCTGACTTTCCCCGGCCCTGCGCTGGTCGTGGTGACGCTGCCGCCTCGCGGCGGCCTGTCCGTCTATGGCGGGACGCTGGTGCTGACGGCCACGATGGGCGGCGTCGGATTCGATCATGCGCTGCGCATGGCGATCACCGAGGGGGGCTTCGGCGGATACGGCGTGCTGGCCTGGGATGAGACGCCGCTGGAGGTCGACCACGGGGGCGGCGATACCAGCAGCAGCTGGCCAGGCGTCGCGGGTTATCCGAGCGAGCTGCCCGGGCCGAAGACCTGGCAGGAAACGCCGGCGGAGCGCCGCGCGGGTAGCGGACTGCGCGAGTCCGGGCAATGGCGTCCCCGCAGCCGCGAGTACCACGCCGAGGCTTCGGCCGAATGGATTTACAGCGTCGCCGAAATGGCGATCTGGAAAGACTGGTTCGAGGCCTCTGCCCTGGATGGACTGGCGTGGGTGGTGATGAGGTCGCCCGGCGTCGGCGGCCTGGCGCTGCGGCTTATGCGCTACCAGGACGGCACGGTCAAGCGGACCAACCTCGGCCGCGGGCTGTACGCGGTCAGCGCAACGATGGAGCTGGCGGCGCCGGCGCCGCGCTCCTGAGACATGAAAGGCAGCAGCCATGCCCGTCTACCTACCCCCCCGCGTCGGCATCAGCATCAGCGAGGCGCTCGCCGAGAGCTACGCGCATGCGTCCGTCGACGAGCCGGTGCTGGTCACGCTGGAGATCCATCATCCGGATTTCAGACTGCCGAATGGGCAGCCGACGGCAGCGCGCGTGGTCAACGACTGGGCGGATTTGACGGCGACGCTGGAGGCGGATGCGCCGATGGATGCCGGCCAGGCCGTGCGCTTCAGCGCCTGCCCATTCGAGTACACCAAGCCAGAGCAGACCGACACCGGCGCGCCGGCGGCCGTGCAGATCGTCATCGACAATGTCTCGCGCCAGCTCACGCCGCTGCTCGACCAGGCCGTGGCCTCGATGGTCCCCGTACTGGTCATCGAGCGCATCTACCTGCCGAGCGACACAAGCGCGCCGCACGAGATGCCGCCGACGCGCATGTATCTCTCGGCGCCGCAGGTCACCAGTGCCAGCGTCACGCTGCAGGGGTCATTCGGCAACCTGACGAACCGTCGATTCCCTGCGGCTCGGTACAAGCGCAAGCAGTACGCTGCGCTGTCGACGAAATGAGCGCCGGCATGCGTCATTGGGCGGCGCCGTACATCCATCTCCCGTGGCAGCTGGGCGCCGAGGGCCCGGCAGCCTATGACTGCTGGGGTCTCGTCCGGGCTGTCCAGCGCGAGCGTTTCGGGCGCGAGCTGCCGCCGCTCGATGCCGGGCTGCAGGCGATCATGGCCGGATGGCAGCAGGGCGTCAGCCCTGGGGCCGGCGAGGGCGACATCATCGAGATGCGCAGCGCCCGCGGCCCGCATCTCGGCGTGCTGATCGTCGCCGATGGGCGCGATGGCGTCCTGCATGCCGTCGGCCATCGCGACGCGGACGGCCGCGATCATGGCGACGTGTGCTTTACGCCCATCGAGCAGCTAGGCGCGCTCGGCCTCGGGCGCCTGCGATTCTGGCGGCCGGTATGAGCAGCATCGCGGACGCCCCTGCGCAGATTCGGCTGGCCGATCGCCCGCCGGTCTATGCGATCAGCGACGGCATCGAGGTCCATCCCGGGATGTTCAGACTCGTCCCGCCCGACGCGACCTTTGCCGACCTCTGCCCGTCGGGCCCGTGGCTCTGCCATGTCAGCGGCGAATGGATCAGTCGCGCCGACTGGTGGCAGCCGCCCCGCGGCGGCGACGTGATCGTCTTCTGCCGCGTCCCCCATGGCAGGGATGGCCTGCGGACGCTGCTGACGCTGGCTGTCATCGTCGCGTCGGTCTACACCGGTGGCCTGGCGGGCGGCGGGTTCTACGGCGCGCTGGCCAGCGCGGCGGTGTCCGTCGTCGGCACGGCGCTGGTGAGTGCGCTGGTGCCTCTCGATGCCGAGAATCTGCAGAACAGCACCGACACGTCGTCAACCTACAGCGTCCAGCTGCAGGGCAACCAAGCCAAGCTCGAACAGGTGCAGCCCGTCCTCTACGGCTACAACAAGACCTTCCCCGACTACGCCTGCCAGCCTTACTACCGCTACGCGAACGTCGTCGATCAGTACCTGTTCGCCTGCCTGCAGGTCGGCCTCGGGCAGTACAAGATCCTTCGCGTATCGATCGATGACACGCCGCTCGACGATTTCGAGAGCGTCGAGTACGCGATCGTCGGCCCGGGGCAGACGATCACCACGCTGAGCGGGCAGTCGCTGGTGCAGACCAACGTCATCACCGCCACCGAGGTCAGCGGCCAGACGATGGTCTACAACGTCTGGGTTGGCCCCTTCGTCGCGACCGCGCCGCAGCAGACCGCGACGGTCATTGAAATCGACATCGTCTTCCCCTACGGCCTGATGGGGCCGACGCCGAACTACAACGTCGGATGGCAGGTCCAGGCGCGTCCCGTCAACGACTTCGAGCAGGCCATCGGGCCATGGAAGACGCTGGCGCAGGAAAGCTACGCACAGGCCAACGACAAGCCGATCCGACTGACCTACACCTACAACGTGCCCGAGGCGCGGTATCAGGTACGGACGCGCCGGATCACCACGCGCACGACGAACCCGGCCGAGCCGCATGACATCGCCTGGGCAGGCCTGCGCTGCACGCTCGCGCGGCCGGGCGTCATCAACAACGACGCGACCTTCGTCTGCGTAAAGATTCGCGCGAGCGAGCAGCTGAACAACCTCAGCGCGCGCCGCATCAGCGTCCTCAGCAGCCGCCTGCTGCCGGCCTGGTCAGCCGCCGGCGGATGGACGGCGCCGCAGGTCACGCGCAATCCCGCCTGGGCGGCGGCCGACGTGCTGCGCAACAGCGTCTACGGGCGCGCGATCAATGACGCCGAGCTCGACATCGCCATGCTGAAGTCGCTGGCCGATGAATGGGAGGCGCGGCAGGATCATTTCGACTTCGTCTTCGACACCGACAACACCACGTGGGACGCCCTCGCGACTGTGCTGCGCGTCGGCCGCGCCGTCCCGCTGATTCGCGGTATGCGCTACACGGCCGTGCGCGACAGCCTGCAGACGCTGCCGGTGGCCGGCTACTCGATGACCAACATCAAGGGCGGCAGCTTCCAGCTGAGCTACACGCTGCCCGAGCCCGACGAGGTCGACTGCATCCGACTGGAGTACCAGGACCTGCGGCTATGGGATACCGCGCAGGCCGTCGCCCAGGTCGTCGGCGGGAACATCGTCGGCTATGCGCTGAGTCCGAACGCGGACACGCCTGCAGGCACGCCTGAGCCGGCGAATTCGCTGACGATTCAGATGCCGGGCATCCGCGGCATGTCGCATGCGCTGCGCGAGGCCGCCTATAGGCTCGCGGACCTGCGCTATCGGCGCCGCAGCGCGTCGTGGACGAGCGAGATGGACGGCCGTCTGCCGGCCTACGGATCGCTCGTCAGCGTCGCGCATGACGTGCCCGACTGGGGGCAGAGCGGGGCTCTGCGCGGATACGACGAGGCGACGCTAACGGCCTACACAACCGAGCCGCTGGACTGGTCCGGCACCGCCCCCTTCTTCATCCGCCTGCAGCTGCTCAATGGCGGGCTGACGCCGCCCATCGTCGCGACGCCGATCCCCGGCGTCGCCTCGGCCTGCCGCCTGGCGACATCGCCCGGCTTCAAGCCGGTGTCCGTGCCGTCGACGAAGGAGCCTACGCGGTACCTCTTCGGCCCGTCGACGGCCTATGGCGCCGACTGCCGCGTCAAGGCGCTGAAGCCGACGAATGCCGAGGAGGTCGCGCTGACGGTGGTGCTGGAGGACCCTCGCGTCCATGCGGCCGATGCCGCCTGGCTGCCGGTCGGCGGGGCGGTGCAGGACCCGATCAGCGATGGCGCGACCAACAACGGCGGCGGACCCGATCCGTTCGCGGGCGACCCGGGGGCGATCGTCACGCTGACGGCATTCAGTCTGGGGGCCGAGGGCGAGCAGGACATTCCGACGAACCCGCGCGTCGAATTCACGCTGCGCTCGGACGGCGTCCTGGCTGTTCAGTCCTTCGGCGGGCATGGCGTTTTGTCGGCCAGCACCATCGCCGGGCAATGGCTCAATCCGCAGCCGATCGCGCCCGCGATCGCGGCGACGTACGAGGCGCGCGCGACCGCGCTGACCGTCATCGGCGATGCCCCGGAGGGCCCGATGAATACATGGCTGTCGCTCAGCACGAGCCGGACCTGGGCCATCGAGGGTTACCAGGCCATCGTCAGCGGCGGCGGGGGCGATAGCGGTTTCACCACCCTGTACTACCCGCACATCGTCATTCTGAAGATTGAGATCCGCGATCGGGACGGGATCGTCCAGGGCTCGGCGCGCGTCTCGATGGCCGTTTCGCCCGCGCAGGGCAGCAACTGAGGACGAGGCCCCATGAGCGATGCAACGAACTACGCCGAGAACCAGCTGATCGACACCCTGTTCCGGGGCGGCTCGGGCAATTGGTACGTCGGCCTGCTGACTGCCATCACGGCTGCCGAAACGGGGGCGGTGACCGAGGTGGCCAGCGCCGGCGGCTACGCCCGCGTCGCGATACCGAAGACCACTGACGCGTGGGCCGGGACGCAGGGCGCTGGCACGACGGGCGCCAGCAGCGGGACGAGCGGGCAGACGAGCAATAACGCGGCGATCACTTTTCCCGCGCCCACGACGGACTGGGCGCCGGCGAGCGCGCCGCTCGTCGGGCTGGGCCTATGGGACGCCCCTGCGGGCGGCAATCTCTGGTTCGTCCATCAGCTGACGAACTCGTCCGGCACCGTCGTCTCGCGGACTGTCCTCGCCGGCGACGATCCCCCGTTCTTCGCGCCGTCTGCGCTGACGATGACGCTGGCGTGATCGCCGCCGCTGCAGCAGCTGCCCGGATGGATACCGACTGGCTCGAAACCATTGCGAAATGGGGCGCCGGCGCGATCGGCCTGGGCGGCGTCGGCGCGCTGATGCGCCGGCGTCTCTCGCGGGACAACACCGAGGTGGCCAAGGACAGGGCGGAGGCGCAGTTCGTCACGCAGCTGATGCAGGAGCGGGATCGGGCGCAGCAGCAGGCCCGCGACGCGCAGGCAGCCGCCTCGGCCGCGCTCGCGGATCGTCAGGACGATGCTGCAGTCATCGGCCGGCTGCGGGCGGAAAACGAGTACCTGATCAAGGAAATCGCGAGGCTGGACGACGAGCTGCAGTCGTTCAAACGCCGCGTAGCCAGGCTGTACCCCATCACGCGCCCCTTCGCGCAGTCCGACTACGTCCCGCCCGAGCTGACGCCCGAGCCGATACCGCCGCCGCAGGCGCCCTCGCCGCCCGCCCCCGCCCCCCCCCC